TAATAATTAGACCACCAATCCAACGCTCTTCATGGCGTTAACGATGTGCTTGGCACGAGTATAGCCTGGTGTTTTACTAAAATTCTCCAACATGACACCAACTACTTGACTGCGAGCAGTAAATAACGTTTTCTGTTTAGCCTCACTACCAATCACCAGTTTGATAATTTTCTGTGCAACCGGAATGGTGATTTTGTCGCCATCAGCCGCGACCATACGTGTATAAGCTATTTGCAGGCGTTTGTCCAAGCCAGCTAATAGTATTTCAAAATCGCTGGCTGGCTCGATGGTAGAAGCAGTGTGGTTAACCTGCATCACTGGCTCAGCCTCGACTACAGGCGGAGGAGTAGGCATCGCGCTGATAACTTCTATCATCTTTTCTGCCACGCGCTCGAATTCAGCCTCTTGTTCCGCCGCCTCGTGCTCAAGGCTCACTTTAAACGCTACGCGTACTACATTACGAGATTCATATATCTCCTCGTAGTCGATTTTAAACTGGTGGCTGACCAACTCCGCGATAGATGGCTTGAGCACGAGGCGGCGGAAGTCAGACCAAGTCGTGTATTTCTGCGCGCCGCACGTCAACTCACGCAACTCCTCTACCGTCACCGTTTTCTCTCTACCCTCATACTTACCAGACCATTCTTTAAAAATCCAATAAAAACGCTGGGAGTAAATAGTTTGGAGCTGCATTAGCACCTCAATATCACCTCGCGTGAAGTATTTCTTAAGCTTAATAAAGTGGTGCGCAAGTTGAGGATTAAACTCGCCGACCACTGCGCGTTTAGTATTGTCGTAGCCAAGACATGAGACAAGTGGCTTATACACGTACGAGAGCGCGTCACCATCGACTGACAAGCGCAGATGCCGCTCGCTAATATTACGTATGGCTCGTTCCAGTGCCTGGTGGTAGTCGCCATCCAGACTAGGTATAAACGTGCGGATTGGAATAAGCAGCGGACTAAGTACTTGGTCGCGGTTGTGTAAACACTGCAACATGCGCATGTACAGATTGTGTTCGTATATGTCTTGTTTTAGCGGATGGCTCAGAAGTGATTCTACCAGTTCGTTTGACTGGAAAACTTGCGTCTTCGCCAGGTTATGCTTCACGATGGCAAGCTCACTGCTGGACAGCGTGTCCGGCAAGGTTAGCTCCTTCACCTCCCCCGCCCGTGCCCGCACCACCGCCGCCGCTGCCTCCTGCTGAGTCGCAAAATTGCCAAGCGCACGGAGTTTGCCATCTAGTCGAAGTTGTGCCTTCCACTTGCCGCGAGCCTTGTCGAACGTGGTGCCTGGTATGCGCGTCGTCGTTTCCATGTGGCAAATATACGCCAAATTTACGGTGATACGAATACTATTTTTAAATTTTCGTATCACCGGGATACACGACGAAGATTCTTCTTATGAAGCTGTATCCCCGACGAAGATTCCTCGTACGAGAATGTATCCCCGACGAAGAATCTTCGCACGAGAATGTATCCCGCCCGAAGATTCTTCCCACGAAATGTTTACAATATACTGAATTATAGTTAGTTACGCCGCTCCTAATACTAAAGAAAATAATACTAACTAAATGAATACTAACTAAATTCTAAAACCGGGGATACTTTTTATTTTTTTGAATATTAAATTATGATGGGCTACGCCCTGGCACTAGGGCTAACACCAGGTGGGCACCAGGGCTATTATCTTTGCGCGTATGGACACGCTGGACCTTCAATTGCGCAGACTACGCCAAAGCCTGCTCGATTATCGCACCGGGCAGCCTGATGCCAGTTTCTTGTATTGTGTTGCAAACGACGAGAAGCACTTTTATGGTCTAGCAAATAAGGAAGGTGAAATACTGTTGGAAACGACAGAAGAAGCGTTTGCTCGCCTTTCGACAGTGTTCAAGTTGCACATTTTGCGTATAAGTAAGGATGGTACGCAGGTGTATGCGTTAAGCACCAAGCACATCGAGTCCGAAAACGGTATACTACGTGTAGACCTGCTCGTGGAGAAAGCGGAGTAGCCTTACTTGTTGCCTTTGCTCACTTATGCCAGTCCTCGAAAGGCAACAAGTGTAGCTACATTGTTGCCTTTACACATATAATCAGTCCCGATGGACAACAAGTGTAGCTACACTGTTGCCTTTCGCCTAACCCCTCCCCGACCCCAACGAGCCTCATAAAAAGTTTTATGGGGCTTTTTCATGTGCTAATACATAGTATAAATACTATGTTATGCGCCTACTCATTTTCCTAACCTTGCTGCTGGTGGTCCTGCTGGCAGCCTGCGCCACGACCAGCACCTTCTACCGCGCTCCTTACCATACCAGCCGCCAGTACCACCACCGGCAGCGGGTGAACGAACGGGACAGGGCTCGCCTGCGCGACCAGAAGTTATACCGCCTGAATTTCTTAGATTCTTTATAAAATATTTCCAATTATTTCCTATAAGGTGTACAAAATCACGAAAGGGGTGTACACTACATGACATATAGTATTAGAAAGCGAAAGCTTGAAAAATACTATTATCTAAATGGAAGTTATATGGAAAGAAATACACGGTTACGAAGGATTCTACGCGAATGAAAACGGTTTAATCAAACGACCAAATGGCACGATAACACTAGGTCACCTAAATGGATGTGGTTATTACCACCTGCGTGTTGGCAATGGCAAGAAAGTGTTAGTCCACAGGTTAATCGCCATTGCGTTCCTCGACAATCCAGAAGGCAAATTATTCTGCGACCATAAGGACCGTGACCGGACTAATAATCAGGTAGAAAACATCCGCTGGGCGACGCAATCTGACAACAGTCGTAATCGAACCAAACAGGAGAATACGTCTAGCAAATATATGGGCGTCCATTTTAGAGAGGATAGCTATAAATGGCAATCTAGTATTAAATTAAATGGCAAAACGAAACACCTCGGCTATTATAAAACGGAACTAGCCGCAGCGCAGGCATACGATAAAGAAGCGGTAAAGCATGGCTTCAACCACCTAAACTTTCCAACTAAAAATAATACCAACTAATGGAGCGAACTACGACCAAGATTTACAAGGAAGACCTCGACGTTTTACGCAAATTGAATAAGGAACATCGGCTGCATGGAATGGCAGATACTATTTCCTGGCTGCTCGACCGCCATCTAGCTACGACGCCACCTGACCGCAAATTATGCGTGGTGATTAGCGAAAGTGAAGCTGGTGCATTAACAGCTACTGTACATCATCAGCTCGATTAAAAATTATAACTAATGAGTGTATACTAATAATGCAACCGCTCTGCGTGTGCCACCAGCGCTAAACGACCACCTACAACTTTTAAAAGCCCGGCAGTTTAGCAGCATGGCGGCACTGATAAATAGTCTGCTAAACGCGTACAAGGTGCCGAACTTGCCACCGCCGCAACCCCCGCCACCACCACCGACAAAGAGGCAGGATAAGGTTACTATAAACCTCTTTAAAGCAGATTTGGCGCGTTTAAAGCAGCTTTGCAATACATTTAATTACAGCAGATTGTCTGCTGTGTTAGAGATTATAATAGAGCAGGTACGTCTACCGCCTGCCTCGTCGCCGCCGCCTCCGAAGCCAGCCAAGGTGGCTAAACCACCGAAGCTGCCGAAGCCGACCCCGCCGCCCAGACGACACAAGCCGCCGAAGCCGACCAAGCTATCGAAAATCAAGCCTTTACCGCCACCTACGCCACCAGGTGAGGTACTGTTTGCCGCCATCCTGGCACATCTGGAACGCCAGCGAAAAGCCAGGAATAAAGCGAGACGAGAAGCAAGAGAAGCTTAACCCAACCGAAATCCCCACCTCATTTCGAGGCGGGGATTTTTCATTTTACACGCAGGATATATAGTGTAAGACGCAAAAATGAGGACCCTGAATCCGCATATATAAAGCGTAAGAAAATATTCCTACACTTAATGTACGAGAAGAAAGATGCAGGTCTTGGTAAGGTAGAAGATGTAGACACCACTGGTCGGCGCATCATTCTCTACGCGGCTAGTTTCGATACGCTAGACAGTCATTCCGACATCATCCGCAAGGGTGCATTCACAAAGACTATCGCGGAAAACCTGCGCGTGAAGCACCTCTGGCAACACGATGGTGACAAGCCCGTGGGCAAGCCGGAATCGATGGTAGAGGACCACAAAGGCTTGCTGATTACCTCGAAAATCAGCGATACCCAACTGGGTCGGGACCTGCTCACGCTAGTGGCTGACGGAGTAATGAGCGAAAACTCGATTGGTTTTCAAACCATCAAGTCGCAGAAGGATGAGCAGAAGAGTGCCCGCATTATCCAGGAGATAAAGCTGTGGGAATACAGCTCCGTGACCTGGGGTAGCAATGAGAATACGCCAAACATGGGCGTGAAGTCCCTCACGCCACGGGAGCAATCGGTACATCTGTTTGCCGAATTCAAGAAAATACAAAACCTGGTGCGCAAGGGAAATTTCCACGACGACACCTACGCCCTGCTTGAAATCAAGCTGGTGCAAATCGAGGCAGACATGCAGCGCCTCATGGACAAATCACTCGCCACGAAAAAGGAGCCGGAAGCAAAATCCACTTCGGAAGTAGTAGTCGAGCCGGTGCAAGTGAAAGCTGAATACGATGCCTTAACCGCCTTCTACAAGGCAATGAAAAGCTAAAAATAATCCACTTTTAATTGGAAACTAATGAAGTAAAATCTCCTGCTGAAATGGCGACTGAGCTGAAAGCTGCTCTCGCTACTAACATTAAAGATGCTGAAGCTAAGTCGGTTGAACGCGACGAGGTGATTCAGAAGAGCGTAGATGCCCTGGCTGCCAAGGTTGAAAAGGCTGCCATCGGTGCCGCCGCTACGGAGACCGAGAGCAAGAACCCGCTACTCGCTGCTATCGAGAGCAAAAGCGCTGACATCGCCAACCTGGCTACGCTCAAGAGCATGAGCATCACGCTGGACAAGAAGGCGGCTGACACCATGCTGCGCGCTGCTGCTGGTGCTTTCAAGACCCCCGCCCAGAACGTGGGTTTCCTGGCTCCCCTACCCGTCCCCACCGACGTGCGTGACGTGTTGGCTGGTGGTACCACCAATAGCGACACCATCACCTATCTGCGTGAGACCGGATTCCAGGGCGGAGCTGAAATGGTAGGCGAAGGCGCGCTTAAGCCCGCTATGAGCCTGAGCACCGAATCGGTATCGGCTACGGTTAAAAAGATTGCTGTTCGCTACAAGGTTTCGGAAGAGACTACCAAGGACGCACCGCAATTCACTAGCTATCTGTCGAGCCGCGCTCAGGATGACATCAAGCGCCAGGAAACTGCTCAGCTTATGTACGGGGATGGCACTGGTCAGAACCTGCAAGGCATCTACCCACTCGCTACCGCCTTTACTGGCGCTGGTAAGAAGGTAAAGAATGCCCAGAAAATTGACGTGCTGCGCCTAGCTGTTGCCCAGATTCGCAAAAATAAAGGTCGCGCTAATGCTATTCTAATGGCACCCGGTGACGTGGCTGAGATGGAGCTGACCAAAGACTCGAACGGCAACTACTTGCTCCCGACCGTCTACACTGGCTCGCTGCCTTCGGTTGGCAAAGTACAAATCATTGAAATCGACGCGATGGTGGAAGGCACCTTCCTGGTAGGCTCGTTCGACAAAGGCGCTCAGCTCTTCGACCGTGAAGGCGTAACCATCCGTCTGTACGACCAAAGCGAAGATGACGCCCTGCACAACCTTATCCTCGTGGTACTTGAGTGCCGCCTAGTACAAGCTGTATACCGCCCCGAACTGTTCGTGAAAGGCACGTTCGCTGACGCAATCACCCTGATTAACCAAATCTAGTAAAACAATATAATTTACTATGATTGAAGTAAAAGCACTAACCCATTTCCTCGGTAACGAGGGAATGTGGTTGCAGGGCGAGACCCGCGAAGTGAGCGAAGTACGCGCTAAAGAACTAGTGAAAACGAAGCTGGTAGAAGCGGTGGAAGCCACCGACTCGACGGAGCCTGAGAAGCAGGAGCCGAAAGCATCGAAGACCGCAAAGAAGTAGGTCAAACAAGGCAACATGGGGGACCGGAGTGCGCTGGCTGTTGCCTCGCACGAAGGTTCCCCTTCGCCTAAAAATACAGCACCTAGATGGAACCTGTTACACTCGACTTCTTTAAAAGCTATGCTCGCCTCGCTGGCAATGCGGAGGATTCGGTAATTGAAGTGATTATTCAAGCCGCACGAGAAAAATCAGAGAGCTACACCAACCAGGACTACGTATCGAAAATCAAGACCAGCTCCTACCCGGCTAATCAAAACTGTCCTATTCCTGCGGCTGATATCCTCACCGTGAGCGGCTTCTATACAAGCAAGACAAACCTAACCGACGCCCAGCGCTATTTCGAGGAATACCGCAAAGGCATCATCACCAACCGGGACTACCCTATTCTGTGGGATAATATTCCTACATACACCATCACCTACAACGTCACGGTGAACCCGTCTGACGTCCCCGCCAGCGCCAAGATTGCCATCGCCAAGATTGCCAGCGACCTCTACGAGAACCGCGAAACCAGCTCAGACCTCACAAATAAGAGCCTGAGCATTAGTCACCGAGTCCTGCTGGACCCGCTACGAAAAATTACGAATGTCTAGTGAGCGCAGCCGGAAAATTCAGGGAGCAAATCACGGTCTATGAACCCCAAGTACTGGTACGTGACTCGACTGGTGGCTTTACCCCTGCTCCTGCTGGTGGCTCGCTGCTAAGTAGTGGTACGTTTCCATTCACTCTGTCTAGCTCCATACAAAGCCCGACTTCCATTACAATTTGGGCAAAGGTGGAGCAGCTAACCGCTAAGGAAACGCTGGAAAACGGTCGGCTGACTTACAAGCAGCCTTACAAGATTACCATCCGCTGGGATAGTACTGTAGATAGACTGGATAGAATCGAGTGGCGCGGGGTAAAGATTGCTATTAACTCTGTGACGCAAGATACTCGTGGTACCGAAAAAATACTTTTCGGGTATGGCGAATGAGTTAACCGTCGAATTGAAAGGGGTAGACGGGGTACTGAATAAGCTGAAAGCTTACGCAAACGGTACGCGCAAACGGGTAGAGAATGTGATTGCGGAAACGTTGCTGACAATCGAGGCAGATGCCAAGGAATTGGCTCCTGTGGATACCGGCTTACTGCGTTCCAGCATTCATAGCAATCTACAAGGAAGCTTCAAAGGAACGGTCTCGGTAAATGTGGATTACGCCATCCATATCGAATATGGTACGGTTAAAACCCGTGCTCAACCTTTCCTCATCCCAGCATACCAAAAGAATAAGGATGAATTCCTTAAAGCGCTCAAAGAGGCGCTAAAATACAGACGTTAAGAGTGAGTCCCAACCTAGCTATTCAAGAGGCTTTATACGCAGCTATTTCAGTACCTGGTCTAACTCTAAATGGTACCATTGTACCAGTTTTCACCCACGTTCCACCGGCTACAAGAGGACCGTACGTGCTACTCACCCAGGTGAGCACGGTACCCACAACCGGCTCAATTAGCTGCCAACGCTGGCGCTCTATTTTCCAACTTACGGTGGTCACCACCTACGAGAATACGCCTAGCGACCTACCGGCTCTGCTACTGGAAGGTCAACTTATCAGCTTGCTAGATGGGCAAATCTTACCGCTTACGTGGGACTATCAGATGCAATCGTGTCGTGTCGTATTGACTAGAAATACCACGGAATACGACCAGAAGTTAGTCCACGTCTTGAGATATATACAGCTTGAAGTAACCGTCTACCAAGACTAAAAAAAATAATTATGTGTAAATGGCAAAAAATATTATCGCCAGTGACGTGGTCGTTAAAATCGACAACATCGTTGTTGGTTGCGCCCAAACTGCTGAATTCACCGTGAGCCGCGAGATGCTGGATTCGACCTGCACCGCGACCGGCGCATGGAAAGCCCAGACCCCTGGACAAAAGAGCTGGACTGGTTCGTTCTCGGCTATTTTCCGCGAGTTTACGGTGGCTGAGGCTGCTACCAACGTGAGCTTTGATGACGTATTCGACCTGGTCGATGATGGCACCTTGGTAACCATCGAGTACGCTACTACTCCTAACGGCGTAACTCGCTACAGTGGTGAGGCTTACGTCTCAGAAATCAAGTTCTCGAAGCCTGAGAAGGATTCGGTTACCTGGTCGGCAAGCTACCAGGGTAACGGTCCCCTGACCCGCATTCCCTAATCGGAATCCGCTGCTTAGAAATCCCCTGTTGGTTAATTCCAGCAGGGGATTTTTGATATATACCCAGGTAGGTAACTACATAAAATAATTCCCCCACAATTATGAGTAAACATACTGGATTAGGCACAATGCAATTTGGTGGTGCGCTGCGCCCATTTCATGTCGATTCGATGCGTCAAACTGAAATGTTCTGTATAACACTAGGAATCGGATTGGAAGAATACGCCAGCTTTATGGCAAAGATTAATATTGGTGATTTCTATACCAATAAAAAGACTAATATCATCTTCACATGGTCAGCTTTGTACGCAGGCGCAATGCGGGTAAACCGTCACTGTGATTTCACCTATGACGATGTCATCGACTGGTATGAAGATGCTGAAAAGGAAGGTGAACAAGCAGCAGTCGAATTTACTAAGCCGGTGCTCATGCTTTGGGAGATGAATGAGGAGAAAATGGCGGCTTTTGAAAAACAAAAAAAAAGCATACTAGAAAACGCCAACGAGCAGGAGAAGGAGATGCTGCGGAAAGCGGGTCTGACCATCGAGTAAATTCTTGGTCAGACATTATCGGCTTTGCACTGGGTGAAGTAGGATTGTTACCCGACACATTCTGGAACATGACCTGGCTCGAATACGAGTACGCAGTAAATGCCTACTTCACCCGTAATGCACGCCAGTGGGAGCCCGTACGGGAGCTACAAACTATGCTGTATAACATGTTCGCTGAGAAAGGTGTAAGCTTTCTCCACGCGAATTAATTTGGCTTTATACGGACGAATATACCGACGAAGAATTAGCTGAAAACGATTCCAAGGAATCCGAGGATGACTTCTTCAATCGCATGTTCGCTAACAATTTTTATCAATCCACCACCCCTAAAGCAGAAAAAATTATGAGTGAATAAATGGCAGAAGAAGTAGATGGAATTAGTATTCAGCTTGGTGCGGATGGTAGTGCGTTAGCGAGTGGATTAGATGCAGCGGTAGCAAAATTATTAGCCTTCAAGGCGCAGGCGCTTCAAGTAGCCCGTGGTGCTGGTCAAGGATTTACAGATTTCGCGGGTGAGTTAAAAGCTACCGGGGTACGGGCTGCGGACAATTTCGCGGCTGGTTTCAACACCGTAAATACCAAGCTCGCTAAGAGCTTCAAAGACCTCGACAAGCAGCGAGAAACGCTGGAAAAAGGCTATGGTCGGTTGGGGCAAAGCTTCTCGTCCGTTGGGGAAGGGCTAACCAAGTTTGTAACCGCTCCCCTCACCCTCCTAGCCGGTGCCTCTATCAAGACTGCTGGTGATATTCAGGCGCTTGAGAAGGGTTTTGCTGCGGTTTATAAAGGCGCTGGTGACGTTGGGGTAGAGCTTAAGAAGACCCTGGAAATCGCCAAACTACCGGGCTTAGGCTTGACGGAAGCCATTCAAGGTAGTGTCCGTCTACAGGCAGTTGGTATCAGTGCTGAGCAGGCTCGTAAGACCTTGCTGGCATTCGGTAATGCGCTCGCTACGACTGGCGGTGGTAAGAGTGAACTGGACCGGGTGACGGTGCAGCTCGGTCAGCTCAGTGCTAAGGGTAAAGTGCTAGGCTCCGACCTGCGCCCCATCATCGAGGCTGCTCCTGCGGCGGCGGCGGCTCTACAGAAGCTGTATGGTACTGTAGATAGTAGCGACATCCAAGCAGTCTTAGAAAAGCAGGGGAAGTCCAGCCAGGACTTTATCGCAGA